AGAAGTAGATGTAGATGATGCAAGTGACACTATTCGTGAATCAGATGTAGCTAAAATGTCAGACAAAGAGTTTGAAGCTAGATCTGAGGAAATCAACAAAGCTATCCGTGCGGGTAAATTTGTTTACGATGTATCTGGCAATGCTAGATAAAGCTGTTGACAAATAAAAAAGCAACAGTATAACTATAGGCATAGAGACAAAAGCCTCTTTACGACTACCTTTTGTCTCAACCTAATTTCATAAAAAGTCTAAAACTAAAAAGAACTACCTGTTCAAGTATAGGCCCAGTGTACACCTGCTAGCGCAAGTAGGTGTTTTCTGCACCCTAGAAAATGTTCAGCCTCTTTAAGGTGTTTAGCTTGACAAGCCAAATATCAGGAGGATTTTATCATGGCTTTTACAACTGCAGGTGGCTACGGAAATTTACCAAACGGTAATTTCTCCAGCGTCATCTATTCCAAAAAGGTTCAGCTTGCCTTCAGAAAAAGCACAGTAGTTTGTGATATCACTAACTCTGATTATTTCGGTGAGATCAGTGCTCAAGGTGATACAGTGCGTATCATTAAAGAACCTGAAATTTCGGTCTCGTCTTATGCTCGTGGCACACAGATCACAGCACAAGACTTGGACGATGAAGACTTCTCTCTAGTTGTTGACAAGAGCAACTACTTCGCCTTCAAGGTCGATGATATCGAAGAAGCTCACTCACACGTAAACTTCATGGATCTTGCGACCAACCGTGCGGCATACCGCTTGGCTGACCAGCATGACCAAGAAGTTCTTGGTTACCTATCAGGTTATAAGCAGTCATCTTTGCATACGCAAGCTGATACTGTGAATGACACTGTAAACGGTACCAAAGCAGTAGATACTGCAGGTTCAGACGAATTGCTATCTTCAATGAAGTTGAAGAAGGGTGACTTTGGTAACATCACAACTGCTTCTGCAGGTGACCACTCAATCCCAGTTGCAGCACGTCTACCAGGTGCAACAGCACTACCAACTGCTACGATTTCACCAGCAATGATGGTGGCTCGTATGGGTCGTCTACTTGACCAACAACAAGTTGACACTCAAGGTCGTTGGATCGTTGTTGACCCAGTATTCATGGAAGTACTTCGTGATGAAGACTCACGTCTATTCAACGCAGACTTCGGTGAATCAGGTGGCCTACGTAATGGTCTAGTCTTGAACAACTTCCACGGTTTCCGTGTATATAGCTCAAGCAACCTACCATCAGTAGGTACTGGTCCTGCAACAACAGGTACAGCTAACCAAAACGCTAACTATGGTGTTATTGTTGCTGGACATGACTCAGCTGTTGCAACTGCCGAGCAGATCAACAAAACTGAAACATACCGTGACCCTGACTCATTTGCAGACATCGTTCGTGGTATGCATCTATATGGCCGTAAGATTCTTCGTCCAGAAGCAATCACTACAGCTAAATATAACTTGGCGTAAGGGGGGATTGAATTATGACACCTAACGGAATGCGTACAATCTCAGTAGAACTTGAAGCAACAGCATTGGCTGCTGGTGCAAACACAGTTGCTACTCTTCCTGCACAAACAGTTATCCTAGCTGCTGGTGTTGAAGTTACTGAAGCACTTACTGGTGCTACAGCTTTGACTTTCGACATTGGTACAGGTGCTGATGATGACGAGTTCGTTGTAGCATATGCAATGGCTGGTAAATCAGTTGGCGATGTTGCTCCTTCAGTACCAGGAGTAGCATATATCGGTGCAGAAGATACTCTAGATCTTAAAATCGACACCCTAACAGGTACAGCTACTGCAGGTAAACTGCGTGTCTGGGCTTTGGTAATGGACGTTGATGGTAAAGGTGCAGCAGAAGTTGCCCGTGATCAAGTTTAACTAAACTAAACTAGAGGGGCTGGGCAACTGGCCCCTTTAGGCTATCTGAAGGATTTTTGTAATGGCTACTTACGTTACTCTAGTAAATGAATTACTACGTAGACTGAATGAAGTTACACTAGATACTGCTGGTGATGGCTTTGATACAGTACGTAACGTACAAGCACTTGCTAAAGATGCTATTAACAACTCCATTAGAAATATCCTACAGACAGGCCAAGAGTGGCCTTTTCTTAAAGTTACATATACTCAAACATTAACTGCGGGAACAAGACTTTATGATTTTCCTGCTGACTTTGCTAGTGTTGATTGGGATACTTTTTATATTAAACAATTAGATTCTACAAGCAACACCCCTAGTTTTTTACCTACAATATCTTTTGAAGAATACACACAGAGATATCGTGGACTTGATGACCAAGCTGATTCAGGCTCTGGTATATCTGCTCCTCAACGTATTTATCAAACATACGAAAGCAAGTTTGGTGTAACACCTGTACCAGACAACTCGTATGAAATAGAATACGTATACTGGAAGTTTCCAGCTGATCTTGTTCTTTTTAATGATACTTGTTTAATTCCAGATAGATTTAACCATGTGCTTGTTGATGGTGCAATGATGTACATGATGAGATTTAGATCTAATGATCAAAGTGCAGCTATTCACCAACAAAACTTTGATAACGGTATTCGTTCTATGAGACGTATACTTATGGATGACCCACTAGATATCAGATCTACAGTGGTTCAAAGAAATAAATCGTTTAGTAACACTATTAGTAGTATTGTCTAATGGCTGAAAATTTAGCATCCTTTAAAGTATTCTGCCAAGGCGGTCTAAACACTAGTCGTGATGTGCTGTCACAAGGTGAGACACAACCTGGTTCTGCAGTTGCTTTGATTAATTACGAACCTGCTGTTACTGGTGGTTATCGTAAGATTAACGGATTTAGTAACGACTACGGTACAGTTACAGGTACAGGTAATGTCTTAGGTGTCTGTGTAGCTAACGGTATTAATGACGGTATCTTAGCTTGCCGTACACCTTCTAGTGGTAATAATTATTTACACTATTGGGATACAGCTACATCAGCTTGGGTTGCAGTAACTACTTCTGGTTCACCTACAATGACAGGTGTAACTAAAGTACGCTTCACTAAGTACAACTGGGGTAGCCCTAAAGTACTTCTTACTGATGGTATTAACCCTGCAGCTATTTATGATGGCACAACTTACACACAGATTACACATGCAGATGCACCAACAGACCCTAAGTATTCTCATGTATATAAAAACCACATGTTCTTAGCGGGTGATCCTGCAGAACCTACCAATCTTTATTTTAGTGCACCTTACGATGAGACTAGCTTTGCTCCTGCTGATGGTGCTGGTGTTATTAATGTGGGCTTCCCTGTCGTAGCTATTAAATCTTTCCGTGATGTATTATATATTTTTGGTAGTAATAACATTCGTAAACTTGTTGGGGATAACATCTCTAACTTTGTATTGCAAGAAGTTACAGATGACCTTGGTTGCCTAGCTACAGACAGTGTAATTGAAATTGGTGGTGACTTACTATTTTTATCACAAGATGGCTTGCGTCCTATCTCAGGAACTGATAAGATTGGAGATGTAAACCTTGAAACGGTATCAAAAGATATTCAGTCTATTTTTACTGACATTGTTTTTGATATTGATCTTGAAGGATTAAATGCAGTAGTAATACGACAAAAGACACAGTTCCGTTACTTCTTTGCTGCAGCAGACTCACAGGGTATCATTGGTGGCTTTAGGCAAACACCTAATGGTTTGCAGTTTGAATATAGCCAGATGCTAGGTATTACAGCTACGTGTTCTGACAGTGGTTATATAGGACAAAACGAATTTGTCATACACGGAGACAGTTCTGGTAAAGTTCATAGACAAGAACAAGGTAATGACTTTGATGGAGAAAATATATTAAGTATTTTTCAAACTCCATTTTTTCATATGCAAGACCCAGAGCAACGTAAGATATTTTATACAGTAGCTACATATCTACGTTCTGAAGGCGATAATGAAATTGTTATGTCAGCAGTTTACGACTACGAAGATGTAGATACTCTTAATCCAACAAACTTTAATTTATCTACAACAGGTGCTGCAGCTTATTATAATGAAGCATTATACAATAGTACCGCAATCTATGATGGTAATCCATCACCAGTACAAAGAACAAACATATCAGGTTCGGGTAAATCAGCATCATTTAGATATGTTACAAATAGCTCAGATGCATCACACAGTATTCAGGGTCTAGTGATTACATTTGGAGTAGGAGACAGGTTATAAAATGGCAGGTTATAGCAGACAGTCGGTAGCAGACATTATCGCTAATGCGGTTATTAAAGCTGCACCAGTAAACGCAGAGTATAATGCAATTCGTGATGCGTTTGCTTTCTCAGGTGGTCACAGACACGATGGTAGTTCTACAGAAGGTGCTTACGTACCTTTGATTGCTGATACTGATGCATTAAACAAAGTTGTTGTAGATACAACTAACAACCGCATAGGTATCTTTACTGAAGTATCTAGTGCTGCAGTAGAACAGATACGTATTCAAGACGGTGCTATTGTTCCTGTAACTGATAACGATATTGACCTTGGTACTTCATCACTAAAATATAAAAACATATATGTAAATGGTATTGCAAGTATTGGCTCCATTACCTTATCAGGTGGTACAATAGATAATACAGTTATCGGTGGTACTACTCCTGCAGCAGGTGACTTTACTACACTAGGTGCTACAGGTAATGCTACTGTCGGCGGTACATTAGATGTGACTGGTAATACTACAGTCGGCGGTACACTAGGTGTTACAGGTGTAACTACACTAGGCACAGCTAATATTACATCTGTAGACATTGGCTCTGGTGCAATGGATAACACCACTATCGGTGCTACAACTGCTGCAGCAGGTACATTCACAGACTTAACTGCTACAGGTACAACTACTCTTACTACAGTAGACATTAACAGTGGTGCTATTGATGGCACTGCAATAGGTGCAAATAGTGCATCTACTGGTGCCTTTACTACATTGAGTGCTACAGGTACATCTACACTAAGCACAGTAGACATTAACGCAGGTAATATAGATGGTACTATTATTGGTGCTTCTAGTGCTGCT